AGATGAGCCTGAAGTTAATGCTCCATCTAGAGTATCAAAAACTTCTCCAGCTACAGTACCACCCCATAATCCTAATCCCCAACCAGCAGCTGATGCCTCAACCGCAGGTCCAATTGAATAATAATGTTTAACTCTTACTCCACCAGAAGTACTAGCTCCTGATCCAGATTCAACAGAACCCATTTCAATAGTAAGTGTTGTAGAAGTTGGAATTGATGTAACCATAAAAGTGTTATCATCAAAATCATCAGAGTCAAAATCAGAATTAGTTGCAGAACTAAAATTATCTAAATAGATAATATCATATTTTTTAATATTGTGAGCAGATGCAAAAGTTATAGTAACTGTGGCATCACTTTGTGTTGTAGTAAAAGCACTTGTTAAAGTTGTTGTACTTTTAAGAGGAGTAATATCATAAAATGCTCCACCAGAATATACATACAACATTCTGTTTGTACCTAGTGCTGAATACTTAATACCACTAGCATTAACAAAATGGTGTATAGCGGTGTTTCTTCCTGTAAGAGTAGTGTCTCCTAACTGTGCCCAACCACCTACTTTTTCAGGTGAGCCGTATCTAAAACGAACATAGTCTCCACTAATCCATTGGCCTTCACCACCAGTCGCTGTGACTTGTTTATTGAATCCTGGAGCAAACTTTAATTTTTGTAACATACATAACCACTATATTATATATTCCTTATTGGTGGAATACCTAACATTGGCCTTTTGTCAAACCTATTCTTTTCAGCAAAAGGACCATTTACATGGTTATAATGAAGAAAGACTTGTCCACAGACGTCCCCTTCAAAAGGTTCTCTCCAATGCTCTAATTCACACCCACTATATACTAGCATATCGCCTACTTCAAGCAATACTTTAGTGCCTTCTGGAGCATTTGGTTTGATTAAATTCTGTTCTTCATTGATAATATTATCAGCTCCTGTACCATCTATAAATATGGGCCAAGGATTGCCACCTAAATTAAGAGTAGTAGATATCTCACAGCTTGGTCTATCTTTATGACGCTTTAAAATATCTCCTTTTTTGTATAATCTAGCATATGAATAAGTGGGTATTAACTGTAATCCTGTTTCTTCTTGCATTCTTGGTAATACTTTCATTAATAAAGTTTCCATTACAGGGTCTGCATAATGGGAATATGTATTAGGAACCTGTTTATCTCCCCATGTTCCAAGTAAACCTGTATCGTAAGTTATATTATTTTGATACATCCAAGCAACTGCATCACGTTTAAGTAAGAAGTAATTAAATATAAAATTAGCTAATTCATAACTAACTGCATTTTTTATTACTTGATATTTATTGAAAGCCATCTTGTACAAAATTAAAACTCACCGATATTCGTATATCATTTGATTTATTTTCTTCAACAGAATGCCATAACCATGAAGGAAACATTATAATTCTACCTGTCATAGGTTCAATATTTGCATCTCTCCACAAATCTTTACCTGGATTACCTGATTTTCTTGTAGGCATTTGTATTTGTGCTCCTGGTCTTGGGTCAAATATTTTTAAACGACCAGAATTTGCTTGTGTTTTAACATAATACACACCAGAAAATAATGCATTAGGGTGTATGTGTGGCATGTTCATGCCACCTGGTGGATTTATATTAGCCCACATATTACCTAATTTAGCATATCTGTCTAAATGTTCATTATTATATATTTCTTTTTGCATTCTTAATAACTCTGTAACTAATAATTGATACTCTGGTTTATTTCCCATGTCAGTTGTTGAATGCCAACCTTTATAATTTGTTTTAGACACCCCTTTATCTTGATTAGACCAATTAACAATGTCTTGAGCTAGTTTATTATTATCCAATTGTACATCTTTACCATATACAATAGTTGGAAAAAATTTTTCTATTATCATCTAAAAGGTGTTCCTCCAAACCACATAACTAAAGATTGTCTAACTCCTCGTGTTACAGGATTAACTCTATGATTTAAAAAAGATGCAAATATTAATGCATGCCCTTGTTTAAGTTTTTTAAATTTTCCTGGTGACATTACTTCTAAATCCCCTCCTTCAAATTGATTTTCAGGAGATAATAAAACTGTCATAGATATTTTTCTAACAGGTGGTTCGTGTTGCATGTTCACATCACAATCCATATGCCAATCATAGAACCCTCCTTCAGGATATTCTGTAAATTGTGCATTCTCTGTTATTTGTATATCACCAAAACCAAAATGATTTAAATTTGCTTGTTGAATAAATTGATTTACTTGATCATACATTGGTTTCATTTCTTCAAAAGGAATCCAGCTAATAGTTGTAACTCTTTTCTTTGTATCTGTTCCACCACCTGGTTTACCCATTCCAACTTGTGCTGTTTGTGGTTTTTGTCTTCTACCTGATTCAATAATCTGTCTACATTGATCTGGTGTAAATAAGGGAGTAGTTGTTTCAACTACCCAGCTTTTCCATTTAGGTTCTTTTAATAGCATCATGCACTCCTATTTTTAATTGGGTCATATTTTACGTCACAGTTACATGCTAAAGTTCTTCTAAAACCTTCTCCATTAAAAGGATAAACGCAATGCCTCATATCATATGGAAATATATAAAAATTTCTCTCTTTTAATACAGGACCATAATCAACATTTGCAAATTGCCCTGTTGAATTACCTAATATTTGTAACTGACCATTCATAGGTTTATCCGCTGATGAATACTCAACACCAGTATTCTTTGGTAGTTTTAAAATCATTACACTAGATAATCCTGTATATAAAGATCCTTGATGCACGTGCACTGGATTATATTCATTAGCTTTCATTTCATTAACCCATATAGAATTTAAATGAGTTTCATATCCCATAATTTTATTCCAATCTAAATAATGATGCATTGTTTTTTGAAACCATTGTAAAACATTTTGTGGTAAAAAATTATGTGGGTGCATTTTATTATTGGGTGGGCCATCAAAGAATAATGAATGCTCGTTTTGAATCTTACCCACTAACTGCAAATTAGCTGGTGGTAGTTCATGTCTTCTGGTTTCATAAATATGATTAAGAGTATTATAAACATCTAATGGTACTTCGTATTTTAAAACTGACTGACCTAAAAATGCAAAATTAAAATTTAATGTGTCCATATTTATCTCTTATTCTTTTTGGTATTTTTTCAATGTAGGGATTATATTCTTTCTTAATTTCATTTGTTTTTATAGTATGCATATTTTTGCCAACAATACTATCGTTATATCCCATTCCATTAACTTGAACTTGATCTAGATCAAAAAATCTATGTTTAAAAAAAGGTATATTAAAAAATGTATAAACTTTATTTATCTCTTCTTCAGGGTTTTGTACTAAACCATCGTATTTCATAAAGTGACATATCTCTGGATATTTAAAAGTATTTTTAATTGCTTCTAAATCTTTAGCAATAGCGCCCTTGTTATTCATAAGCATAGATAATTTTTCTTCATCGTTTTTATAATTAAATCTATTAGGAAAAGCATCGGGGTTTTCTGTGAACCATTTTAAATAACTTGCTAATACATCCATTAAATCTCTAAGTATAACAACGCATTTAAATGGTTTTTTAAAATGCTTTTGCATTAGTTCAAAATTCGTAGGTGTCATTACGGGTCCACGGTCTATAATATATTTTTGAGGCCAGTCTCTATAATAATTTACATAAACAGAATCTAACACATTGTCTAAAGATTTATAATCTGGATAATTTTGAAACACGTCTGTCTTCTTTAATAAGAATAAATCTTTCATTATCTCTAATGTAATAGAATTTGGAGTGCATGCTATCTCTGGATTTTGATTCATAATACTTGTAAATAAAGTATTACCAGATCTAGGTTGTGCTACTAAAAAGAAGAGTTTTTTACTCTGGTTTTGCCCCAAGTTCGTGTGTAAGTTTATCTTTTTTATCGTATTCCAATTGTCCATTTTCTTTCTTTATTCTTTCAATAGATTGCAGTTGACCTAATACATTAAACACTTCTGGTTGACTTGATCCAGATGTTAATGTCTCTGCTTTATTCTTCATAGTCAAATGATAAGAATTCAATTGGTGAGTATTCACGTTCGTAGTATCAAATGAACCATCATCAAATTTCTTTTTAAATTTAGACCATAGTTTTATTTCTCTCATCCTGTCTCTAGCCACTAATTGTGCACTAGCTTTATTGAAAGTTTTTTCATCTATATCTATTTGTAATAATTCTTGTTTTATTGGATCTTTTTCTTTCTCTAATTTCTCTTGTAATCTTTTAATCTTAACTTCTGTTCTTCTATAGTCAAAAGATAAAGTCATTAGATTTTCTAAAAATACATTTTGCTCTCTAACACATTGCCAATATTTAGCAGCTTTCGTTGGATACTTTGCATCATTTAAAACAGAAAACTGCATTTCAGTTTCTGTTCTAAACATTTGTTTTTTAGTCCAAGTGTCCCTTAACTCTTCTGTTAAACCTTTAAATATTTTAACCTCTTCTGGGTCTAATAAATTATTTAAGTTAGGTGCTTCTTTTTCTATTAACGCTTTTATATTTCTTTTGTCGGTCATAGTAGTCCTTTCATTTACTTTCTAATATAACTATTAATTAATCAAAGTCAATTGTTTTAACAGCTCTTGCTGCTGTTGTTTCACCTGTAAATTCTTCTGTTGCATTAGAATTGCCTCCACCGAAAATCATTCCTGCTGGTTGTAGTGCTGCCTTTGCTCCATTACCAAAAGTTCTTCCAGTCGCTATACTAGGTGCTGTTACCCAAGAAGAGCCATCATAGTGTTCAACATTAGTTGCAGCTCCAGGAGGTGTCCCTCCACCTGCTCCCCATGCTGCAGTTTGTGTTCCACCTGCATTAATTAAACTTCCTCTTCCTGTATTTAAAGCACCTCCAGAGGCATAATTAGTCCCATCATATTCCCAAGTTAAACTAACTACATTTCCTCCTCCTTCTGGGTGAGGTGAGCCACCTTCACCACCAAAAAGTACACCTGCTGTCAACGTTCCCGCAGCTCCATGGTTATTTAATGCTGTTGGTAAATCTTCAACTGTAGTCCAACTTGAACCATCATATTCTTCTGTTTTAGCTACAAAACCATTGGCTGGTCCAGGGCTTGATGGTCCGCTATATCCACCAGCTCCAACTGCTGCTGTCTGTATTCCAAACATAGAATACTGTCTTCTACTTTGATTCATATTACCTCCTTCAGTCCAACTTGAGCCATTATATTCTTCAGAGTGTACGTGATCACTGCCGCCAGATGGGGCTGGCCCTGTAAAACCTCCAGCCGCAATTGCTGCAGTTTGAGTTCCACAACCACCTAAGTGGTTTCTTCCTGTATTTAAATCACCTGATTCTGTCCAACTTGATCCATCATATTCTTCTGTTAAACCTACGTAGTTTGGACTTGCAGGTGGTTGTTTTCTACCAGCACATAATCCTGCTGTTTGAGTTCCTGCTCCCGCCATACCAGTTCCAGCAGTATTTAAATTACCACCACTAGCCCAAGCGCCAGCAGTTGTCTCTGATAGAGATACTGTAAATTCTTGCGTAGTTTTTATACCTGGAGGATTTCCTCCGAAAGCTAACCCTGTGTTTGCTGCACTCCCTGCACTACTATGTCTTGCAGCCCCAACAGCTAAAGCAGAACTTGTAGTCCATGTTGAACCATCATATGCTTCTGTTGCCGTTGTAGTGGGAGGCGTTAATCCTCCATAAGCTAATGCAGATGCTTGTGTTCCCGATCCTGCAAGATTACTTCTTGCAGTATTCATGTCTCCACTTTCAGTCCAAGAAGTTCCATTGTATTCTTCTGTTTTCGCTGTAAGTGCTGGTACAGTTCCCCCAAAAGTTAAACCTGCAGTTAATAAACCTGTAGTACCATGTCCCGAACTTCTTGCAGTATTTAAAGTACCACCAGTTGCCCAGTTAGTTCCATCATATTCTTCTGTTAAATCATACCATGTATCAGGTGAAGCAGTGCTTCCACCACATACAACTCCTGCTGTTAAAATTCCAAAACCTGATAAATATCCTCTTGCCGTACTGGGATAATTAGTTACTTCTGTCCATGAAGAACCATCATACTCTTCAACGTTTTGTAAAACATTGGCTGATGCTTTTCCTCCTACCGCTACAGCTGAAGTTTGTGTTCCAAACTTAGCTCCACCATATCTTGCTGTGCCTCCATTCCCACCATTGGCCCAACCAGTGCCATTATACTCTTCAGTAAGATTTGTTGTTGCTCTTCCAAAAATTGCAATAGCTGCGTCTACAGTTCCACCTGTGCCTTGCGCCATTGCATATCTTCCAGTTCCTAAATCTGCACCGCTATGCCATGCTGCAGATTGTATAAAAGATTTAAGATTAAAATCAGTAGAATTATAGAAGACTTCACCTTCTTTAATTCTATCTCCTGAAGTATCAGAAGATAAATATTTAACCTTTAACCCTTTAAGTTCTTGGTAAGTTGACATTTAAATTCCTTTAGGGGATTGTAATGAAACCAGGCTTAACACCAATTCTTAAGATTTTATCATCTGCTGATTCACCATCAACATTATTATTATCCCAAGCGGTTCTAGCTAAATCATCAGCTGCTTTAACTAAAGCTTGAGCTTCTGTCTTAGTTTTTTCAGTGCCACTTGCTTCTGCTAACCAAAGTGCTCCTTTTTCATTATTACCAACCACCCATGTATCTACATAATTAGATCCATCGTGACCAGAATATCCTCTTAAGAAAAAATTTCTTCTGTCTTCATGAGTAAAAAATCCTTTACCTGTGTTAGTTGCTGTGCCGTATATAAATAGTGCCATATTAATCCTCCTTCCTTTTATAACTTATTAATATCATAAATCAACTATCTGTTATAGTCTTTAAATTTAATGCTGTTGTTTCTGCTGTGAATTCTTCTGTTGCAACT